CCGCACCCCTCTTGGCACAAAGGGACGAGGGCTGCGGCCCTCTCCCCTTTGGAAACCCCTCTCCCGGGGACGGGAGACGGGGGCAAAAACGGTTGAAAACGGCGAAAGCCGCGAAATTTGAAAGGAGCACAAATATGGAAAAGTACATCAAGGCATCTGACGGTAAGGACATCCGCATTTCCACCCGGCCCGAGCCCTACGGCGGCGCGGACTACGGCGCACCCATCCCCATGATGGACCCTGACCCCTCCCGGGCGGACACCACCATCACGGCAGGCGGCTTTGAGCTGAGCTATGACAGCAAGGGCTACTGCTACAAGCGGGTGCGGGTCCATGGTTGATACGTTTGCCTGCGCCCGTGCGCAGGTATACCACAACACGGCCAAAAAGTCCCCGGCGCAGATCAAGGCGGAGACCGGGTGCAGCCACATCATCAACGGGTATCTCTTTAACGGCAAATTCCGGCCGGTGGGGTGGACGGTCATTGACGGCAAGATCATCAGCCGGGACCCATACCGGGACTGGGGCCTCTCTATCGGCAACGATAACAAGCCCCGTATGCTGACGGACCGGGGCGGGAGCTTTCTCTCCGGTGTCCCAATCCTCAAGGGCGGAGCCAAGCTGTACCGGAATCTGACGCCGGACGTGGCCCGGGCCGCTGCCCGTACGGCTATCGGGTGGCTTGCCAACGGCAAGGTGGTGCTGTGGTGCGACAAGACCGCCATGACGCGGGAGACGCTGCAAAATAAGCTCTTGGGGCTTGGTGTGGAGGACGCACTCATGCTGGACGGCGGCGGCTCTACACAGGGCATTTTCCCGGGGGGCAAGGTGACCAGCAGTCGCAAGGTGCCGACACTGGTGCTCTTTTGGGAGGAGCCCCCGGCCAAGGCGGAGGACCCGGCCATTGCGTGGGGCAAGGCAAAGGGCCTGCTGACAGACGCCAACGCCGGGGAGACCGTGACCCGCGCCGACATGGTCCGGGCGCTGTATCAGATCTGGGGGGATAACCATGGTTGAGATCCACGCTTACAGCAAAGCCGCCTCCGGGGGCAAGCAGCTCTCCGCCCATTTTAAGGTGCGGGAGTTTGCGTGCCGCAGCGGGGCGGACGCCGTGCTGATCGCGCCGCGTCTTGTCATGGTGCTTGAGTCCATCCGCGCCCACTTTGGGGCAGCAGTCACCATCAACAGCGGCTACCGGACGCCGGAGTACAATGCCAAGGTGGGCGGCGTGGCTCACAGCCAGCATTGCTACGGCACGGCGGCGGATATTGTGGTCAAGGGGCAGACGCCGGAGACGGTGGCGGCGTTTGCAAGGACGCTTATGCCCGATTGGGGCGGGGTGGGCGTCTACAAGAGTTTTACCCACATCGACGTCCGGGAGGCCCGCGCCGACTGGACGGGCTAAGCTAAGAGAGGAGGCCGGAGGATGACAACATCCACGCGGTACGCCGCGCTCTGCAAGTCCGGGGCAGTATGGACCGAGCACATCGAGACATCCGGGCGCTGTTGTCATCTATGGCGCCCCGGCGGGCCGAGGAGGCTGTGCGGCGGGTAGGTCTGCCCGCAGACGAGGAGGCGGCGGTGCTGGCGGTGGACGTCCACGGCCAGAGCTGCCTGCAGACCGCACAGCGGCTCCATGTCAGCGTGGACGGGCTTGCCAAGATCCGGCGGCGGGCCTACGCCAAGATCGCGGACGATATCAAAGGATAGCAAGAGGGCGTGTCCGATTCGGACACGCCCCTCTTGCTTATTTGGCTTACCAGATCAGGTCAAACTGCTCATCAATGGGATTGCTGGTCTCAACATTGTAATAGTCTCCGTCATTATAACGGGCTTCGAGGAGCTCCTCGCCAGCGAGGCCTTCGGCGTCATCGGAGACGTCAAAGACAACAGGGATGCCAAGCTCTTTGGCGGCTGCCAGAGTATGATGCTTATCGTTTTGCATTGCGTATTCCACGCCATCAATAACGCCAACGTAAGTGCAAGGGATAACAACCTCAGACACGTCTACAAGCTCCGCTTTTTTGGCCTCAACGATTTCCGGGTCAATGTAATGCTGGCTGCTAATGTACGTCATGATTTTTACCTCCCGGGCTGTGCCCCTCTCTTTATGCTCTCATCATACGCTAATATTAGCGTAAAGTCAAGAGAAAAAAGCAAAAAAATTTATTTTTTTTCAGCGGCGTCCCGCTCCTTTTTGGCCTTGCGCTGGGCCTTGATGCGCTCCTTGTTTTGGGCGTAATACTTGGCCTGATAAGCTTTGAGAGCCTCCTTGTCTCCGGCCTTTTTTTGCTGGTTTTGCTGGTTTTGCTGGCTGCGCTGCTTTATCTCGTCCTTGTGGGCGGCGTAATATGCCGCCTGGTAGGCTCGGACGGCCTCTCTGTTTTTTGCGTAATCCTCCCGGCGCTTGGCCCGGCTCGCCTCCACGTCTGCATAGTAATGCTCATTACTCGACTTTTGGGTGCTCTCCAGTCTACGCCGTAGGGCGCAAGCCCGGCAAAACCGAGCATTTTTGCTTTTTTTGACAAATAGCTGCCCGCAATCCGGGCAGCGCTTAATAACAGACAGCAGGTCATCCTCTAACTCCTTGATGATCTCCGGCGTCAGCTCCACCGGAGCCAGAGGAAACTCCTTGTCCAGCCGCTCAACCGTGGTAGGAGATTTGCAATTGCCCCGCTTGATCTCCGCCTTGCCCTGATTATATTTTATCCGGAGCTTGCCACACTCCTCGGAGCATGTTACGCGCGGCGTTCCCGGCGGCACAGGCTTGCCGCAGATCACGCAGATCTTCTGGCCGCTCCGGGGCTTCTGTGACCGCTGCTGATAAAAATTATTCTCAGCGTTCCATTTTTTAGACGCCTCACGGTCAACCTCCCGGATTGCTTCCGGAGCGCAGGCCGGGCAATACCGCTGCCGCGCAGAATTGACAACATACTCTTTACCGCAGACGGAACAGCGGTCAATGCTTCCGAGCGGGCGCGTGGGGCCGTTGTCCCTGTAGCGCTTGGCCGACTCTTTCTCCCGAATCTTCCTGCATTCCGGGCAGTACCACGCTCGAGGGCCACCGTCAAAGGTCGTGCCGCACTCGCGGCAGGTCCGGGGTCGGATGGTGGTGGACTTGGCCGTAGCAACGCACTCGTCACACAGCGTCTGCTCGTTTTTGGCGGTGTTAAATAGCTTGCCGCATTTAGCACATTTTTTGAGCCGCATTACACCAACGCCCTCACGTCCACGCCCAAGGCGTCCGCCAGGGCAATAATATTTTTAGCGGACAGGTTTCCAGCATCCGCCTCGCCCAGCTCCACCCGCTGAATCTGACGGATATTGACGCCGGACGCTTGCGAAAGCTGTGCCTGCGTCAGGCCCGCCATCCGGCGGGACCATTCCAGCTTGGTGATGGGCCGGTTATGGCAGTCCCGGCCATAGTTAATCAGAGAGCAGACGGTGCAGTCACCATCTGCCCGCTGGCAGTCTGCGTATTTCTTGCGCATCGTTAACCTCCTCCTTTAGCAGATAACCTTAACAACTTCGGCGTCCCGAATAACAAGCTCACCGTCATCCTCGCCGTAGTCGGCCTCGTTCCCACAGATGATAGCGACATGGTCCCCGTAATACTCGGTGCGGCCCAGTCGGTCAACCTTGCAGGTGGAGATGCCATCCAGTTCGGCGCCGGTGTCATCGCCGTTGTCCCAAACATGGGATAGGTGAGAGATGGCACCCAGCTCAAAGGCGCGGGTCTGAACGCGGACGCCGATGTATTCGTAATCCCAAGCCAAGTCCATATCCTCAACAATGTTCTTGATTTCGGCGATCATCTCAGCGGTCATCTTCATGATTTTATCCTCCCGGGCTGTGCCCCTCTTGATGATTTTATTATACGCTAATATTAGCGTAAAGTCAAGAGGGAAAAGCAAAAAAGTCAAAATATTTTTCGGGCAGTTTGAGGGCAGAATACAGGCAGTTTCCGGGCAGTTTGGCTGTCCGGATTTTTGTTACCATAAGAGCAAGACAAGGAGGTGCGCGATGTACGACCGACTGCTTGCCATCGGCTACACGGAGCAGATGGCAATGGATATTTTAAGGCTGTTCCCGGACCCGGAGGAGCTGCGGACCTACGTGTATTTTGCGGAGCTATTCCATGTTTGAGTACTTTAACCAAAATCCCTGTGGGAAAAATGTAGGGGACTGCACCGTGCGAGCTATCTCCAAGGCCACCGGCAAGGATTGGGGCGAGACGTATCTGCGATTGTGCATCCAAGGGTATCTGGACGGGGATATGCCGTCGGCAAACGCCTGCTGGGGGCGGTATCTCCACAGCATCGGGTACAAGCGGTATATCGTGCCGGACACCTGCCCGGATTGCTACACGGTGGGCCAATTTGCGGAGCAGCACCCGACAGGGACGTATATTTTAGCGTTGTCCGGCCACGTAGTCTGCGTACAGGACGGGGTAATCTGGGACAGCTGGGACAGCAGCAACGAGACAATCTTATATTACTGGGTCAAGGAGGATGATTGACATGGCATACACACCTTACGGCTGGCAAAATCCCTATTACGCGCCGCCTATGCCGGATAACCTCATGCAGATGCGTCAGCAGCAGATGCAGCCCATGACGCCCCAGATGCCGCAGGCACCTCAAAATCCGGTGGCGCAGAGCGGCGTCCAGTGGGTGGCCGGGGAGCAGGAGGCCCGCAACTGGATGATCGCGCCCAACGCCGCCGTGGCGCTGTGGGACAGCACGGCTCCCACCGTGTATCTCAAGCAGGCGGACGCCAGCGGCAAACCGTCCCTTAAAATTTATGACCTCGTAGAGCGCTCTCAGACGCCGCCTGCCGCACCGCAGGCTAAGGCCGTGGATTTTGTCACGCGTGAGGAATTTGACCGTCTGGCGGCGATTGTGGGTGAAATTCGAGGCAAAGAAAAGCCCACGAAGAAAGTAAAGGAGGCTGACGCTGATGGCTAACCCGTTTTTTAAGGCCATGGGCGGCGGTCAGATTCCGGGGCCGATGGGCCAATTTCAGCGGCTCATGCAGCAATTTAACCAGTTCCGCGCCACGTTTCAGGGCGATCCGAAAGCGGAGGTGGAAAAGCTGCTGCAATCCGGCAAAATGAGTCAGCAGCAGTTGAACCAGCTGCAGGCAATGGCAAAGCAATTTGAGAGCTTTTTGCGGTAATCAAAATCGTGGCCACGATTTGATTGATAAAATTTTGAAAGGAGAGATATCATGTCTCTATCTGACGGTATGCCGACGATGACCATGCCTGTGGCTCCCGCCAACACCTCCGGCAGCGGAAACGGCTTTGGCTGGGGCGGTGACGGTGCATGGTGGATTATTATCCTGTTTTTGTTTGTTTTTTGCGGCTGGGGCGGCAACGGCTGGGGCAACAACGGCGGCAATGGCGGCGGCGTGGTCGACGGCTATGTGCTGACCTCTGACTTTGCCAATGTTGAGCGCAAGATCGACAGCGTAAATCAGGGCCTTTGCGACGGATTTTACCAGCAGGCGCAGCTTGTTAACGGCACCAACATGGCGATGGCAAACGGCTTTGCACAGGCCGAGCTTTCCCGCAGCAACCAGCAGGCGGCTCTCATGCAGCAGTTGACTGCCATGCAGATGCAGGCCGCTGAGTGCTGCTGCAACCAGCGGGCCGACACGGCACAGCTCCGGTATGACATGGCTACGCAGGGCTGCGACACCCGCAACACCATCCAGACCGCAACGCGGGACATCATCGACAACGCCAACAGCAACAGCCGCGCGATCCTCGATTTCTTGACCCAGAGCAAGCTGCAGGATCTCCAGAGCGCCAATCAGGAGCTGCGTCTGGCTGCCTCTCAGGCCGCCCAGAACAACTATCTGATCTCCCAGCTTCGGCCCACGCCCATCCCGGCGTACCAGTCCTGCAACCCTTGGGCGGCAGGCACGTACAACGGCTGCGGTGGCTGCGGCTGCTGACAACTGCACAATGTAGCTTCCCGGCGGCATGACCGGGATGATCGGCCCCATGCCGATACTGACAACAACGCGGCGGGGCAGTAGCCCCGCCGCTGTTACATGAAAGGATTGATTTTATGGCTGAGTATACTAACTCCAATATTGTTGAGGTCGCGGCAGGCCAAAATGTGCCGCTGACTGAGACAGCGGTCAACAGCAAGCCCTGCATCGTGCACCGTGAGGGCGCGGGCATTGTGACCCTGCGGGGCCTTACCAACCAGTGCAAGGCCCGTTTCCGGGTGACGTTTGGCGGCAACATTGCTATCCCCACCGGCGGCACGGTGGAGGCCATTACCGCCGCGCTGGCTATTAACGGGGAGCCGCTGACCAGCGCCACGGCCACCGTGACCCCGGCTGCCGTGGAAAACTATTTTAACATTTTTGTCAGTGCCATTGTGGAGGTCCCCCGTGGCTGCTGCCTGACGGTGGCCATGGAAAACACCAGCACGCAGGCAATCAATTTTGCCAACTCCAACCTGACGGTTGACCGGGTAAGCTAAGGAGGTACATTATGGGTATGAAAGCAATGTATGATTTGCGAGATATGCTCTGCAAGGAACTGGACGAAATCACCCGAAAAGGTGAGCTTGGCGCGGGCGATTTGGATATCGCCTATAAGCTGGTAGGCACGGTCAAGAACATCGACAAAATCGAAATGATGGAAGATGATGGCGGTTATTCCCGGCGCTATTCCCGTGATGGGAACTGGGAGGCCGATATGCGGGGCAATTATGGCCGCGACAGCTCCTATGCGCGGCGGGGTACGCATTACGTCAGAGGTCATTACAGCAGAGACAGCGGAAAAGATAATATGAAGCGGCAGCTTCAGGAAATGCTTGATGAAGCGGATGATGATACCCTCCGTAGAGCTATCCAGCGCTGCATGGACGCTGTGGAGGGATAAGGGGGTGTAATCCCCATGGTTGACGAAAAAGAAATTGGTCTGTGGATTAACCGCCTCAAAACGGAAGAAACAAGCTGGTCAAACTATGAGAAGTTAGCGGCGCTGTACATCGTACAAGACCACCAAAATCAAAAGGATGACCGGCCTGCTCCGCCCATAGCCATGTATTCAGCATCCCCCGCCCCTGAAGCAGTTCGTATTTCTGGTGACAGTGACTTTTTGAGAGCTGTCGATGGTAAAGACCCAGAAAAAGCATGGGAAATCATGGATGAACTGTTGGACACCTTGAAAGTGGTAAACAGAAAGGTCTATGATAATGTCATGCGAAAACTTCAGGCTATATGAGAAATCCCCCGTCTACAAAGGCGGGGGATTTTAGGCATATTTCACTGTGACTAACCGCAACGTAAAATATGCCTAACGAGGCGTTACAAAAAACGCACCGTCATTATCAGCATCAATGCGCTGGATTGTGCGTGTCCAAAAGCCTTTCTTTTGTTCTTTCGTCATGTGTGGATATTCCGCAAGCCCTGACTTTAACGCCCCGACATCAAATGCAGGCGGCTGAGACGCTTCCATAATTTCAAGGCTACGTTTCATATCCTCGTAATCCTTTCGATATTCCTCAATATCAATCAGGTCTGCAAGGTAAAGTTCTTTTAGCTTCTGCATCTTTCGTTTAATTTTGTCTGCCGCTATGGCAGGCTTTTTTTCTGCTTTTTCGTATTTTCCGTGGTAGGCCGTAGCGATATGTTCGATTTCCCTTAGTAAATATTCTTCCAACACATCTTCTCGGATACGGCGATTATGAGGGCAAGCGGAATTATCCAGCATACGCTTTCGGCAGCGGTAGTAAGTATATATTTTCTTCGCGGTCTCCGATTGCATCGAGGTTCCACATTCGCGGCAATGCAACAGGCCAGAAAACAAATATGTGCGGTCAGGTGAAGCGCTGGCCCCGCGCTGGCTCCGATGTTGGAGCAATTCGTTTGCGAGTGTAAATTCGTCTTTGTTGATTAGTGCAGGGCAGGCATCGGCAATACCGTATACTTCTCCGATGTACAACCGATTTTGGATAAGACCAACATATTTGCTATACGAACGATTTATTCCCCACGTAGCGGCCATATATTTTCTTAGGGGCAAAATCCCCCGCAGACGGATAAATGCGGAAAACATATCCTTTGCGGCTTCGGCGGTATCAGGGTCTATTTGATATTGCCGGTCTTTTACCACAAGGCCCAGCGGAGCCTTTGCGTTAGTAGGCTGGCCTTTTGCTCGCTTGCCATCATTGATAAATTTAATTCGTTCGCTGGTGCGGTCAGCTTCGTCTTGCGCCACAGATAACATAATGTTGACTTTTAGCCGCCCGGATGCTGTGCGCGTTTCGTAGTCCTCTTGTGTTGCCTGCCACTTGACGCCGCACTTGTCTAATTGGTCTTGCACTGCATAATACCCGGAAACATTGCGGAACCATCTATCCAGTTTGATAAACAGAATTACATCAATCTTCCCGGCATTGCAATCTTCAAGTAAGCGCAATAGTGCCGGACGCTTTTTGTACGGCTTTCGGGCGCTGATACCGGCATCCTCGTATACGCCGATGACTTCCATGTTGTTTGCGTCAGCATATTTTGATAAAGCGTCCCTCTGTTCCGGGAGGGATAGACCTTGCTTGGCCTGTTCTTCGGTGGACACGCGGATATATAACGCAGCTCTCATTATTCCCTCCAAAAACCGATATTCAGCGCGTGCATATCCACATATACGCACCAGCACAGCAACAGGACGATTGCTACGCCCATAACCAAAATCACGCAGTTGCGAATCCGCAGACCCTTTTCCATCACATTGATGGTATGATTCTGCACATCAATCGTCTCCCGCTTGTTGGATAAGCGCTTTTCCAGACCGACCTTTTCCGCCTGCAAGGTTTCTTCCGTTGCGGTTAAATGGTCTCCAATGCCAAAATACGCATCCAGTGACACGCCCAAAACCGCGCAAATTGGCGCAGCGGTATAAAGCGGTGGAGACTTAGAGGCGTGAGCGAAGAAATTGTTCACAGTGGATAGTGGAACACCTGATTGGTCTGCTATTTCCTGCGAAGTAATCCCCAAAGAAGTTTTTCGTTCCTTACACATTTCCTGAATAGTCAAAAAAATACCTCCCCACACTGTTGAACACAACTTGGGTAGGCAAATATCATAGTGTAGACTGTAAATTACTTTAGTGTGTCCGCTAAGGTTGCATAAAGTAAACAAGGGGTTCCCACGTTTGACGATTGCCGTACCCAACCCAATTTTGCTATGCTCTATTTGCAGCAAGCCAGCCCCACACAGGCTTGCCACTCGGCCCCGCTGTTGTTGCAGAGGCGGCGGGGCTGAGTTTCCTTTAATTGCTTCAGGGGATATCCCCTGAAGTGTGGCCGGTCGGCCACACTATAATGTTTCGATGAAAACTCAGGTA